ACCGGTCGGTTGGTGCTCTTCCGGTCGAAGGGCGAAGGAGTAGCAGTAGATACCCGGGTACGGGGAGCCGGTGTGGTGCATGTACGGCATGACTTGGTTGTAGAACTTGCCGTCTTGCGCCTTTGCACGATCCTGGCCATTGAGCACAAGCTTGAATTCGGAGAGCGGACCGTACGCGCCGGAGGTGCCTTCTTCAATCCAGCGTTCCGTGGACGCACCGGTACCAACCGCGTAGAGCGGGGCACCAACTTGTTCAATCGGGACGAAGGCGTTGGAGGCGGCGATGGCCGTCGGGTCGGTCTCGAGGACGACGTCGTTGTTGGCGGCTTGGGCGGTGAAGTTCCACGCGGAGGCGTTGGCGACGGCACCGTCGTTGAAGCACCAGACCAATTCCTTGACCGGGTGATTGTAGCTAAGTCTGACTTGCTTGGTACCGTTTTGCGTCACGGTGTCCGTACCGGTGTGCTGGGTTTGCTCGATGAGGTACTCGTGCGCCTTTTGGGAGAAGCGACGGCGTTCCTCGGTGTCAAGGTAGATATAGTTACCCCAAACCTTGAACGTAGAGCCGTCGGTGTAACCGGTGAACTCGGACGAGAGGTCGAAGTCCAAACGAACCTCGTGGTATTGCAAGGCAATAAGCGGAAGCGCCAAGCCCGGGTTGCGGTTGAAGAAGAAGATCAAAGGCAAATAGATGGCTTGACCGGAACCGGACGTCATCTTACCCCACGTCGCCTTCTTGGAGGAATCGAGGTACAATTCCGAGTACAAACGCCACCACTTTTGGTAGCACTTGTCGATGCGCTGGCCGCCAATGGACAACTCAACATCCTTGATGGCGCGCTCCGCCGCCCACGCCGCGGCCAAACCACCGACGGAGGACGTGTTGAGGGACGCGGCAACCATCTCGACGTACATTTCGGAAATAAGATCGCCATTGCGAGCAATAGTTACACTGACACGACCGTTGTTGGCCGCGGTACCGTTAACAGTTTGTTCAATAACTTCCATAGCGAAGTTAGTGTGACGGCGGTAGACCGCGTTGAAGAAGGTGACCTTCGGGGACGCAGTGAGGTAGGTATCTTGGGCTCCGTAGGCGACGAGCTGCATAAGACCGCCCGCCATTGTGAATGTGTTTGTACTATACGCTGAGAAAATAATTTCGCCTGAGTATTCCGCATGCCCCCTGAATGCGTGATTTTTTCCGGTGACTTTTCTCAGCCCATGGTATAATGACGATTGTGGTCGACGACAAGGGTGCACGCATCGCTGATGAAGAAGACTTTGAGACGGACGACGATGAAATCGAGGAGGGGGAAATCGTCGAGGACACCGAAGACGAGGACGACGAAGACGACGACGGGCTCGCCCCGTTCGAGGATCCGATGCAGGAGCTCGGCGAAATGTTGGCGTCCGTCCTGGCGACACCGGATGGGGACACCGTGTGCTCCGCCCTGGTCAATATCGGTAATCAAATCGAGAGTCAAAATAGAATCTTAATTAAAATTTTCACTGCCCTGAAAAATGTTGGGGCGAACTAAAAAAATCTCAAATAAAGGTACGGGTCGATTGAAAATCAAGAACAATCATGGTGGCGCCGACACACTTTATCGACAAAGATCCGGATCGTGGAGAGTCTGACATTCAGAGGAAATATAATAACATCCAGGCTCTCGACGCTGAGAAAGTGATCCATGTCGTCACCGTGATGGAGAGGAAATGGTATCTGTCCGCCGAGATGAACAACCCGATCGCCGTGTCGCGCCTCGGGCACGCCCAGTTCTTCTCACCGGATCAGAGGGGGGAGGACGGGTTTCCCCTGGACATTAAGATGAGCGTCGTCGATAACAATCGCGACCTGGAGATGCGATACCTCAAGAGCCTCGCGGCGCGGGCGAAGGCGCTCGACCTCGTGTCTTTCCTGGACGAAAAGGTCGAGTTGACGATCGGTGAACGGTTGTGTCGACTGATCAAACAGGTGGACGAGGGGTTTAAGAACGTCCGGTTCTATCACAAGGCGATCAAGCGCGTGTCCGACCCGCGGAGTCAACCGGACAAGTTCAACGCCGACCCGGAGTATTTCGATGCGAACCCGATGGACGAGGTCAAGTTGGGGGAGTGCAATCCCCACCAGAGAGCCATCGTGGCCTGTCTGAACGAATTGTACACCAAGGAGATGCGCCGATACAAGGAGAATTGCATGGTCCAGAGGAAGAGCGAGGGGCACTACACGCGGGCGTGGAAATCCACACACACCATCAAGGCTTTCGTGCACGAGTACGCCGACAAGGACGTGAACTTTGAATTCTGGAAAGACATCACCGGTAAGGGTCGAGGCATCGACGACGTCATCAAGCATCTCTCTTCGTGCATCGATTCACAATTTCCGGAGATCATCAAAGACAGACACATGTGGTCTTTCAAAAACGGAGTCTTCCTGGGGAAGGTGTGGTGCCCGGAGCAAGGGGTGTACGACTGCAAATTCTACCCATACGAGAGCAAAGAGTTCATGTGTCTGGATCCGACCAAGGTCAGTTGCAAATACTTTGACCAACAGTTTGAGGATTACAGTTACATAGATGATTTTTTCCAAATTCCCACACCCCACTTTCAGAGTATTCTGGACTACCAGGGGTTCGACGAGGACGTGTGCCGATGGATGTACGTCATGGGTGGTCGACTGTGCTACGAGGTGGGTGACCTGGACGGGTGGCAGTGCATTCCGTTCCTGAAGGGTGTCGCGCGATCCGGTAAATCCACAATCATCACCAAGGTGTTCAAGAAATGGTACGAGAGCGAGGATGTGAAAACGCTTAGTAACAACATCGAGTCGAAATTCGGCTTGTCGTCCATCTGTGATTCTCTGATGTTTATAGCACCTGAGGTGAAAGGCGATTTGGCGCTAGAGCAAGCTGAATTTCAGAGTCTTGTGAGTGGCGAGGACGTGTCGATCGCGGTGAAACACGCCTCAGCTCGAAGCATGGAGTGGAAGACTCCGGGGTGCTTGGGGGGTAACGAGGTGCCGGGTTGGAAGGATAACAGCGGTTCTATTTTGAGACGTATTTTACCATTTAATTTTTCTAAACAGGTGAAGGACGCGGATCCCCACCTGGATGAGAAACTCAACGAGGAGTTGCCAGCCATCCTCCTCAAATGCGTGCGCGCGTACATAGAATATTCACGCATGTACAGCAGTAAGGACATCTGGAACGTTGTTCCCCCGTATTTCAAGGAAATCCAGAAGAAGGTGGCCATGGTGGCGTCCGTGCTCACGAACTTTTTGGAACAGCCCCAAGTAAAGTATGGCAAGGAGTTGTACATTCCCCAGAGGGAGTTCGTCGCCCTGTACCAGACACACTGTCAAGCGAACAACTTGGGTCGACCCAAGTTCAACGAAGACGCCTACGCCGGACCGTTCTCCTCCAGGGACTTGGAGGTGCGCGTCGCGTCGCTCGAATACAGAGGCAAATTGGAGCCCATGCAACCGTTCATTTTTGGTCTGGACGTCATAGAACAATAAAATGTTGTAGTATATCATGAGCAGAGGTGCACCCGCTAATTTAAAAAAATTCCTCGCCAACTCCAACGTCACAGTTGTGCGGGAGGCGCCGCGACGCCCAGTCGTCGTCGCCCGAAGACGGATGGACACCCCGAGTCCGCCGTCGACGCCCCGGCGCAACGTCGTCGCGAGGCGAGCGCGCGCCAAATCCGTGTCACCGGTGCGACCGAAGAAGACGGTCACCCCACGGATCGTGCGATCTGCTGAGAAGGCGTCACCGGTGAGAAAGATCTCCTCACCAAATCCCAAGAGTACGTCCCTCGTGTTTTCACCCCTCGAGTACAAACTGTTCAACGCGGTGTCCAAACCGGTGGCACCCACGAACGTCAACGTGAACAAGATCAACGCCCCGCGAAATTCCACGCGTCTCGTCAAGACCAGCAAGGGGTCACCGTTCTTCTTCAAAATCAAACAGATTCAGACCTGTGATTCGAAATTCAGGTGCACCCCGGGAGCGACGCACGTGGCTAAGATGTCGTGTGAGGCGATGTACAAACCATCAGACAAGAAGAACGTGGACGTGTACGTATTCAAGAACGGCACGATTCGCCTCACCGGAAGCGTCCTCGGCACGGACACGGGATTCGTGAAAGACATCAGAGACCACATCTTGAGGTATTACGTGAAGACCACGCCCCACCGCCGGTTGGAGATCAATAACTTGAACGCACAATTCAGAATCAATGGGGTGTTGAGACCGGATTCCACCAAGAGGGTGTTGTTGCAGAAGAGAATTCCCTACTCGTACGAACCGGAGATTAAACAAAATTTCATCAAGCTCTCCTACGGGGGGCACAAATTTCAAATATGGTTCAGCGGTCTCGTGCAATTGTTTGGGTACAAATCCAGTGTGGGCGTGCAGAGGGCGTACACGGTTGGGAAACGTTTGATGCGCGCCCTCGAAGACGCGGGCGCGGTTTCCGTGAGGGGGCAGTACACGCCGACCACGCGTTCCTCAAAGACCAAGACGATCAACAAGAACAAAAATTTGAATAGCATGACGAAACAAGAACTGATCGCCCACGCCAAAAAGGTGGGTGTCACCCTCCCGAAGCACATCGTCAAGGCGAACATCATCAAGCTCATACAATCGAAAGGCGCGTCGGTGGCGAACGACCTCAGGGGGATGTTTGGTCAGGCGTGGTTGCGAAAGTATGAACTCTACACGGTCATAGACTTTCCCAGGGATGTCGAGAAAGTCAAAAACCTCCTCAAACGCTCACCGGCGAACAAACACAGGTCTGTCATGCGCGCGTACGTCTCCAAGGTGAAGAAAAATAGAAAGGCGACCTACGAAAGTCTACTTAAAACCTTAAATAATGTTTTTAATAAGCGATGAAAACCCTCCGGTTCGTGAAGAGGTTCATCCGGAGACGTTTGTCGGACATGTGTGCCTATCACGAGGGCACAGGAATTGTAATAGATACTGTGGACGTCGAAGACGAAGATAATCTTCAACTTTTGTACGAGTGCATCATCAACACGGTCATCATGTACATCAAACGAGGCCGGGAGAGAGGGGAGGGAAAGATGTCACGGTTGGAGCAGAGTTACATGTTCACGCCTGGATTTTACATCTCTGACGATCCACGCAAATACCTCGAAGAACATCGTGAGACTAACGATCATGGTCTCATCATGTACTGTTTGGAAAATTACGAAAAGATGGAATACGCGACGCACCGGTTACAGATTATGTGCACCCTTGTGACCATTAACAACTTTAGAGATATGTTTTAATATCAACGCGTGTTCGGGGAAATTATATCTCGGGAACTCCTCCTTGATGGCGAGGGATACCTGTTGGGCTTTGCCGAGATGTGACACGCCCGTCTCCACGGACACTCTGTGCAGGTGATGCAAGTAGTCATCGAGTGCCTGGTACCGACGTATCCTCTCCTGTGGGAGGCCGTCGGTCTTCATTTGCTCCACGATCGTGTTGGGGGGCTTCCGGTGAGAGTCCCACGTGAGGAACACGACAATAAGGAGAAGGAGCCACCACATTTATATAAGGTCAGATTTAATTAGTTCCGGGTGGCTCGGCGCTTACCACCTCGG